AATTATGAAGCTATTTATGGTAAGATAACTAATTTTAAATGGTCTTTTAGTACAGACGGTTCTTATAGTTGTGAAGTATCTTTAATAGGTATGGGTAATATAATAGAATCCTTAAAATTAAATGTAACAGATCCTAAAAAAGATGACCAATCTAGCAGTAGTGATGTAAAAGCTAACACTACTTTTCAACAATATATAAATGATTATGTTGGGGAAACTATAGGGGCATATATTGAAATTGCAGAAAGCGGTGAACAACCTTTAAAAGCAGGCAATATACCCCAATCATATAGAAATAAATTTCTTAAAACATTTAAAAACCCTTCAGGAGGATATGATCTTAATTTAACAGCTACTAAACAAGAAATTTTAGATTATTTACGTCCTAAATATAATGAATTAGTAGAAGCAGAAAAAGAAGTAACAATACAAAACAATAATAATGATCCCTTAATAGCTTATAAAGATGATACTAAATTAAATAAAACATTTTATAATATTTCCCAAAATATACAAGGTAAATATAAAGGGGAAGCTGGGGGGTTATTTTTAACTCAAAAAGGTATAACAAATGGAGCTTTTGTATTAGATAATACCTATACAGGAAAGAAAAATTTTGGGGGAAGTGAAAAAGTTGAAAAAAGTGTTTATATAAAGTTTGCTACTTTATTAAAAATTATTGAAGAAAATTGTAATTTATTTTCTACAAAAGGAGAAGGAGGACGCACCCCCTTAGTAAAATTTGATTTTAATTATGCTAATATGGGAAATGATCAAAATTTTATGTTTATTTGTCCCCCAAATATTTCAACAAACCCCGATAAATGTCTAGTAGCTTATAATAAAATGACAATTAAAGGAATAGTTAAATATGATAATGATATCGTTACTAATTCAGAATTAAATAAAACATTAAATGCTAAACAAGATTTTTTAGTAGATAACAATCCTTATGTAGGGAGATTAGGTAATGTTTTAATTAATTTAAGATTTGCTTCTGAAGCAATTGCAACCTCACCTAAAGATCAAGATGGAGCTATATCTGTTTTAACATATGTAAAAACTATACTAAGAGGAATAAATGAATCTATGGGTAATTTAAATAGTTTTTTTGTTACTTTAGATGAAAATGAAGGTGTTATAAAAATTTATGATGAAACCCCAAAACCAAATCTTGTTGAAGCAATTCCTGAAAAATTTACAAAAATTAATATTTTTGGAGTAAAACAAGATCAAGGCTCATTTATTACAAATATAGGACTAGATGCAGAAATTCCACAAAATTTTGCTACAATGATAGCAATAGGGGCTCAAGCATCTGGAAATAACCTTATGGGTAATTCTGTTTCATTTTCGAATTATAATAAAGGTTTAGTTGACAGAATTATACCCGAAAAAATAGATTATGATACTAGTGAAAAGAAAGAAGATGAACCTAGTCCCTTAGAAAAAGCAAAAACTATAAAAGTAGAAAAATTATTTAAATCTAAGGATGATGGGAATTTACCTTTAAAAGAAATGTATAAATTTGGAGGCACAAAAGAGGGGGGTAATTATGATAAATACAACTTTTCACCAGAAGTATCAAATGATCTTAGTGAAAATTATACTACTTATATTAAATTAATACATGGAATATTAGCAGAATCAAATACAGTTCCCTCACCTTTTTTCTTACCTTTTAATTTAAATTTAGAAATGGAAGGATTATCAGGAATAAAATTATTTGAAAAATTCCAAATAACTGATGATATTTTACCCCCATCTTATGAAAAAGATAGTGTTGATATTATAGTAAAAGCTATTAATCATAACATTGATGTTCAAAAATGGTCAACTACAATTAATACTCAATCTGTACCTAGATTTGAACCTTTAATAATTGAAGAAGCAGAACCAGAAACGAATCAACCATCAGAAAAACAAGAACAATTAGCTGCTGCTGCTGAAGAAGCACCACCAACAGATCCTAATGAAAATCAAATTACAAGATTAAGACTAACTAGATTAGTTGATAATGGTTATCAAACTTTAGGTTTAATGGAAGTGTTAGATGAAAATGGTAATATCTTATATGCACTACCAATATGTGAATTGCCATGGAGTGATAATAAAAATAATGAAAGTTGTATACCTACAGGAACTTACACAATATCTTCAAGAACTTCACCTAAATATGGAAACCATTTTATTATAGCTAATCAAAGTAATAATAGAAATGAAATATTAGCAGCAGGAGGACCTATTGATGGATTTAATACCACAAATAGAAAATGGGTATTAATTCATGAAGCCCCAGCAGCACAAGGAAATACAAAACCTTGGTTACTAGGTTGCATGGCCCCAGGATTTAAGTTTAATACTAATCAAAGAGATCAATTTGGTAATCCTAGAGGAACAGGACCTCAATATGGCGGTAAATCATCTCCATCACATTTAGAGTCAATCCAGGCAAAAAATAAATTAGTAGGAACATTATTTAATACTGGTAAAGATCCAATGTTTAAATTAGAAATTAAAGCATTAGGTGGTGTCAATAAACCTATAGAAAGTAATTTTTATTCATTTGGTGTAAGTAATGAAATTAGAAAAATAGAAAACATAACAGGAGAAAAATACACATACGAAGGTGGTGGAGGTGCTAATGCACCACTAGGAACTGATAATCCTTTTGCTCCAAATTTAAATATTACTTTTTAATGGCTTATTTTCCTAAATCACAAATAAAAGAAAATCAATTTACCCCTGGGGCTGAATGGTATTATGTTAAGAATAATTCTTCCTACACAGGATTTTATTATGTATTATCTAATGGTAAAGCTTATACAGGTAAAAATCCTAATAATCCCCCAAATGAAGAAATAGTTAAAAAAGACCCAATTGTTTCTTCTGAAGTAAGAAAAAATGGAGGTATTAATGATAGTTTAAATGAAGTATCATATGCAGATAATTGGGATGGTTATACTTACGATAATCAAACACAAAATGCTAAAGATGTAGAAATATATGGAATATTAACTGATACTGATTATAATTTAATTAGATCAAAACCTCAATATTCTCCTACATTTCCTACTCCTGAAGACTATGAAAAAGAAATGTTTGTAAGATATTTTGTATGTAAGATAAATCAATTAGAGTATTTAGAAATTGATAAAGAAACTTATAATAATATTTTTACTCAAAATAAAGTATGGGTTTGGGAAGATTATATACCTTTTACTTTAAATTGGTATATAAATGGAGATATTGATAGAGTTTTTAATAATAATAAAGGATCTATTTTTATAAAAGAAAAAGAAATAAATAAAAAAGGATTAGAAGATTATTTAGGAAAACAATATTTAGAATATTTTAAATATAAGAAAGCAAGTAATTTAAATACAAGAGGAGGAGAATTAATTACTCCTACGGGTCAAGATTACATAGGCCCTTATCATATCCATGAATTTCAAGGACCTATGGAGGGTTCTTCCCACACATCAACAGCTCATAGAAAACTATTTTATAGAAGATTCTACAGGGGTGAAATAGTTGATTCTTTAAATCAAGAGGGAGTAATTGAAACTGGAGAAACACAAGCAGTAGAATTTACAACAAACATTTCAACAGATCCTAATTATATACCTCCATCACCTAGTGGAGGATCTTCAAGTGGAGGTGGATATTAGATAAATCCTTCATATATTAAAATAAAAAGTTATGTTTTGGTTAGTTGAAAGTAAAGTTCAATTTGAACAATTTTCAAATGCTAATTGGGAAAAAGTTTTTATAGAAGTAATTCCAAATAGTTATTTAATACATCCTGCACAAAATAATATTTGTGCTTTGTATATTAGACCGTTAGTATCAACTAAAGGATTTATTGTCCCATTATCACATAGTGAAACTTTAAATATAAATATAACGGAGATAAACACGATGTTACATAAATTTAGTAGCATATATGTGCGTGATAAGAAGGAATTTTTACATTATTTACCACTAAAAGGCCTCTTTGACATAAACCAACAAAACCCTCCGTATATACCAGAACTACTACAAACACATCATATTTTTAATAGGAGATATCCTAATAAAAAAGATGTAAATAGAATTATACCTATAGTTAAACACTATGAGTATTGTGAAGAAATATATAATAACCTAAAAGACAAAATAAATGGAAAAATCAATGAATTCTACAATGACAAATCTTCAGTGGTTTTCAACGCCATTGAAAGAAGTGGCATACGAGTTGATAAGTCAAAATTCGAATCGCATTTTCATGCTATCGACGGAGATTACATCTACACGCAATACAACTTTAAAACCCTCACAGGAAGACCAAGTAATAAATTCAAAGGAGTAAATTATGCCGCACTTAACAAAGAAAACGGACAAAGAGAGTGTTTTATCCCTCGTAATGACAATTTTATTGAGTTTGACATTGGCGCTTATCATCCTACTTTGTTGGCTAAGTTGGTGGGTTATGATTTTGGTGATAAAGACGTTCATATGGCCTTTGCGGAAATGTATGGAGTGGATTATAAAAAAGCAAAAGAATTAACATTTAAGCAACTGTATGGAGGAGTGTTTGATCAATACAAGGACTTAGAATTTTTTCAAAAAGTACAAGTATATACTGATAATTTGTGGCAAGAATTTGAGGAAAAGGGCTGGATTGAATGTCCTATTTCAAAACATCGATTTGAAAAAGATAAGCTTGGTGAAATGAAACCGCAAAAATTATTGAATTATTTACTGCAAAATTTGGAGACGTCAATGAATGTTCATATATTGTGGGAAATAATAAGGTTATTAAGAAATAAAAAAACAAAGATAGTTTTATATACTTATGATTCGTTTTTATTTGATGTTGATAAAGAAGAAGAAGATGTGTTGGGTGAGATAAAGAAACTATTTAATAAATACAAATTACAAATAAAAACATGCTATGGAAGCAACTACAATTTTAAATAAAACTCCTAATATGTATACTATGGACGATTTTTCGGACATTACTAATCAAAACCTAGGAGATTTGAATAACAAGTTATTTTGTACATTTACAACCTTAGAGAATTTAGATTTACTTCTAAAATCTATTACAGACAAATACAATATAATGTATAACAAAATATTTGTTTTGTATGTAAAGGAAAATGACGAGTATGTTTGCACATATAACATAGATCAAGGTAATATCTCTGACTTACCAGAAAATACAATTTTAGTTCATAGGAAAAAAGAAACAAACACATTGTATACTATCAATGCTTTAAATGAACTTATCAAAAAATTAAACGGAGGAGTAGTAGACACTAAGTTTCCTATAACTTGGGAACACTACAAAAACTCCGTATTATTAACTCAACATGATGAGTTAAAACAATTAAAAACAAAAATACATAAAATAATTGAACTATAGTTTGGTTACCCTAAGTATTTGTTGTATATTACTCACAGTTATAAAATAAATTAAAAGTTATTATTATGGATTTAAATCAAATCAAATCGAAGTTAGAGTCACTTCAATCACAAACAAACTCAAATAAAGGAACAGGAAAATCATTATTTTGGAAACCTTCTGTAGGAAAACAACAAGTTAGAGTTGTTCCTAATAAGTACAATAAGTCATTCCCTTTTACTGAAATGATGTTTTATTATGGTATTGGTCAGAGAGTAATGGCTTCTCCCTTGAATTGGGGTGAAAAAGATCCAATTCAAGAATTTACAAAACAATTACGTGCTAGTGGAGATAAAGAAAATTGGTATTTAGCTAAAAAATTAGATGCTAAAACTCGTATTTTTGCACCTGTAATTGTAAGAGGTGAAGAAGAAGAAGGTGTTAAATTATGGCAATTTGGTAAAGAAGTTTATCAAGCATTCTTAAATTTAGCAGCTGATGATGAAATTGGAGATTATACTGATGTATCAGGAGGAAGAGATATTAAATTAACAACTGTAGGTCCTGAAGTAACAGGAACTCCTTACAATAAAACTACAATATCTCCATCAATGAAGCAATCACCTATTAGTGATAATGCTACTATAGTTGAAAGAGCTTTAGATACTCAACCTAACCCAAAAGAAGTATTTAAAAGACTTACTTTTGATGAAGTTAAAGCTAATTTAGAAACATTTTTAAAACCTGAAGGTGGAGAAGAAGATGATATTATCTCTGAACCAGCAGTAGCTTTTGATGGTGAATCTAATAATTATTCACTTGAAGGTAAAGATACAACATCTAAAGAAGATAAATTTGATGCTTTATTTGATGATAAAAAGCCTGCTATTGATGATGATTTACCATTCTAAAATATGGCTAGAAAAAAATCACTTACAGAAGCTGCCTCTAAGGAACTTAGATCAAAATTTGATCTAGGTGCCTTTAAGGATAAAAAAGGTTTAAGACAAAATGTTAAGTTTAAAGACCAGGAATGGATCCCTTTATCTTCAGCATTTCAAGATGTTACTTCAATCCCTGGTATTCCTATGGGACATATTGTACTTCTTAGAGGTCATTCAGACACAGGTAAAACTACTGCATTATTAGAAGCAGCAGTATCCGCACAAAAAAGAAATATTCTACCTGTTTTTATTATTACAGAAATGAAATGGTCTTGGGATCATGCTAAAATGATGGGGATGGATGTTAATGAAGTAGTTGATAAAACTACAGGTGAAATTACTAACTATGAAGGTAATTTTATTTATGTAGATAGAGAAACTATTAATTCTATTGAAGATGTAGCAGGATTTATTTTAGATTTAATGGATGAACAGAAAAAAGGTAATTTACCCTATGATTTACTTTTCTTGTGGGATTCTATAGGATCAGTACCTTGTGAAATGTCTATTAAATCAAATAAAAATAATAATGAGTGGAATGCAGGTGCTATGTCAACTCAGTTTGGTAATAGTGTAAATCAACGTATTACATTGTCACGTAAAGAATCATCTCCATATACTAATACACTTGTATGTATTAATAAAGTTTGGACGTTAAAAGCAGAATCCCCAATGGGTCAACCTAAATTAATGAATAAAGGAGGATATGCAATGTGGTTTGATTCTACATTTGTAGTTACCTTTGGTAACGTAATGTCTGCTGGTACCTCTAAAATAAAAGCTATTAAAGATGGTAAACAAGTTGAATTTGCTAAAAGAGTAAATATTCAAATTGATAAAAACCATATTAATGGCGTTACTACAAGAGGTAAAATTGTTATGACTCCCCATGGATTTATTAATGATAATGACAGAGAATTAAAAGATTATAAAGATGCTAGAAAAGATGATTGGGCTGCTATATTAGGTGGTGGTGATTTCAGAGTAGTAGAAGAAGATCAATCCTACACTGATATAACATCTTTTGGAGAAGAACCACAATAAATTTTGATACCCGGAATATCTTTCGTATATTCCGGGAATAAAATCACACCATATGAAACAAAAAGAACTATTTAGTCTTCTGGACAGTATCCAGGAGCAAGGCCCAGAGACTGAAACTCATGAAAGAATATTATTTATAGATGGTTTAAATTTATTCTTTAGAAATTTTGCTGTATTAAATATGGTAAACCCTTTAGGTATTCATATTGGGGGTTTAGGTGGATTCTTTCGTTCTTTAGGAGCTATGATTAGACAAATAAATCCTACTCAAGTTTATGTAGTATTTGATGGTGCTGGTTCTGCTAATAATAGAAAAAATATAATGCCCGAGTATAAATCAGGTAGAGATCTTCAACGTATTACTAATTGGGATGCATTTGATGATAAAGATGATGAGGATGATGCTAAGGTAGACCAAATGGTTAGAATCATTCAATATTTAAAGACATTACCTGTTAAAACTGTAAGTATTGATAAAGTAGAAGCTGATGATATTATAGCATATTTAAGTAAAACAATTCCCCAACATCCTAAAGATAAAGCATTTATTGTATCTTCAGATAAAGACTTTTTACAATTAGTTAGTGATAATATTATTGTTTACCGTCCTATGGAAAAGGAATATTACACAGCTCAAACTGTAATTGATAAATATAAAATATCTCCTCATAATTTTATTTTACACAAAACATTATTAGGTGATAATTCTGATAAAATTAAGGGTGTTAAAGGATTAGGTGAAAAAGGTTTATTAAAAAAATTCCCTGAATTAGTAGAAAAAGATATGAATTGGGATGATATATTAAATATTTGTGAAAATAAAATATCTGACCATGTTGTATATGCTAGAATAATTCATGGTCAGGATGATTTAGAAAAAAATTATAAAATAATGGATTTAAGTAATCCTATGCTTAGTAAAGAAGACAAAGAATGGTTAGATAAGGTAGTAGAATCAAACGACCTTTCGTATTATCCAGATCAATTCGTAGCAATGTATAATGAAGACCAAATGGGTGGTTTAATTAGAAATGTTGAGTTTTGGGTTAAAGATTGTTTTCAAAATTTAGTTGTAAAAAAATAGTTATATGACATTAACAAATTTAAATTCATATGGAACTAGCTTCCAGATTAAGGTAATTTCTTCTTTATTAACACATAAAGAATTTTTAGTAAACATTAACGATATGTTAGTTGAAGATTACTTTGATAACCAAGCTCATAAATGGATTATTAAAGAAATACTAAGGTATTATGATAAATATCATACTACACCTTCAATGGAAACATTAGCTGTTGAATTACAAAAATGTGGAAATGAAGTTTTACAAATATCTATAAAAGAACAACTTAAGGAAGCTTATAAAAGTTCAAGTGATGATTTAAAATATGTACAAGAAGAATTTGCTGCCTTTTGTAAAAATCAACAATTAAAAGGAGCTTTATTACAAAGTGTTGATTTATTAAAAGGTGGGGATTATGAATCTATTAGATCATTAATTAATAATGCTATTAAAGCTGGACAAGATAAAAATATAGGACATGAATATGCTAAAGACGTTGAATCAAGATATAGAGAAGATAGTAGAACGACAATTAAAACCCCTTGGGATAAAATTAATCAATTACTTCAGGGAGGCCTCGGAAATGGAGATTTTGGCCTTATATTTGGTAATCCAGGGGGTGGTAAATCTTGGTCGTTAGTTGCATTAGGAGGACATGCGGTTAAATTAGGATATAATGT